GGTACTTTCGCGCCGCAAAATTTTTCTAGGCACAAAATTACAAAAGTTCTTACATTCCTTACAAATCACTTTTTCAAAATATATAAAAGCTAGTTATGGCGGCAGATTATACCACAGGTGAACAAGTTTGCTATTGTAAGCAAAATAGAAGTTCTTACATTTTTTATGCCTTTAATTAGTCGGATGGAAGCGGCTTCTCAGTTAGGCGTAACAGTTCAAGCCGTTTATGGAGCAATAAAAGAGAAGCGTCTAACTGCGATGGAAGATGCCAACGGTAAAATTGTCATCAATTCCGACACTATGAGGGACGAATGGAATAAGAAGTCGGCGTTTCGGAGGATGCGTAGTACTCCTCCTGCAAATCAAAATGTCAAAAAAACAAAGAAACGAAATAGTAAGACAGATGAATCAATTCCTGACTATGAAGAAAGCAAGGCTAGGACAGAGCATTTAAAAGCAGAGTTGCTTGAGCTTGAGAGGAAAGAAAAGGAGAAAGATTTGGTTGCTATGGAAGAGGTACAAGCCAGTTGGGAAAATATAATTACGACTGCTAGGACGAAATTGCTTGGTGTTCCATCAAAAGCAAAGCAACGTATTCCTGATCTAGACACCAATGCAATGAGTCATTTGGACGACATTGTTCGAGAAGCATTAGAAGAGTTGGCTTCTCCTCAAGCAGCATGACAGATATAAAACAGTGGATTGATGAACGAGGTCTTGAGGAAGAAGATTATCTTGGTGATTTATGTAAGAGTAATCACGAATACTTAAATACTGGTAAATCTATTAGAGGCAAAAGAACTGTTAGAAAAGGTAGTAAATCTGGTAAAGAAGAAAAGAATGGCAGATGTGTTTGTTGTAAAAAAATTCAAAATGATAAACATTATACAAATAATAAAGAATATTATATTTCTAAAGCTATTAAAAGAAGTCAAACTTTTGAAGGTAGCATCTCTAATAGAGAACAAAGATCTAGGCAAAAATTTAGAGACAATAATAACTTTGTTGAAAAAATTAATTATAAAAATATAATCAATAAAATAAATGTTTTTAATAATAAATGTGCATATTGTGGTGTGGATTTGGATTTTTTCGATATAAAACAAAAAAATTGGCTAGAAATAGATCACATTGTATCTAAGCAAAATAATGGAACTCATACTTTAAAAAATATAATTCCTTCTTGTCGTTCGTGTAATCAAAGTAAAAAAAATATGGACATGAAAGAATGGTTTAAAAAACAAACTTTTTTTTCAGAAATAAAATTAACTAAAATACAAAACACATAATGACAAGTATTACTGAGTTAGAAAAAAAAGCATATGCAGCATTCAAGCCACCTAAAAAATTAAGTCTTAGTGAGTGGGCCGATGAGTTTGCGTATTTAAGTGCCGAGTCAAGTGCTGAAGGAGGTCGTTGGCATACATTGCCTTATCAGAAAGGAATGATGGATGCAGTCACAGATCCAAATATTGAACAGATAACTGTAATGAAGTCAGCAAGGGTTGGATATTCAAAGATTTTGAATCACATTATTGCTTATCACATACACCAAGACCCCTGTCCCATAATGGTTGTGCAGCCAACAATAGAAGATGCTGCTGGTTACTCAAAAGAAGAGATAGCTCCGATGTGCAGGGATACAAAATGTTTGAAAGGTCTTATTAGTGATGCAAAAGCAAAGGATAGTACGAACACTATTTTGCAAAAACAGTTTCCTGGTGGGACATTATCTTTGGTTGGAGCCAACTCAGCCAGAGGCTTCAGGAGGGTAAGTAGAAGAATAGTTTTGTTTGATGAAACAGATGGTTATCCATTAGGTGGAGCTGGAACTGAAGGAGATCAAATTAAATTGGGTATAGCTAGAACTCAGTATTACTGGAATCGAAAAATAGTTGCTGGCAGTACACCGACTATTAAAGATTTTTCACGGATAGAAAGGTTATTTAATCAGTCTGACCAAAGGCGTTACTACATCCCCTGTCCCGACTGTGGTCATATGCAGTATTTGCGTTGGCCTAACATGCGTTGGCAAGATGATGATCCATCAACTGCTTCTTATGCATGTGAAGAATGTGGGGTTTTAATTCCACATAGTAAGAAGAGATGGATGGTGGAACGTGGTGAGTGGAGAAAGACTCAACCAGGGAATGGTCGTCATGCTGGTTTTCATATATGGGCTGGTTATTCATATTCACCAAATGCTCAATGGTCGAACTTGGTAGAAGAATTTTTATTGAGTAAAAATGATCCAGAACAGTTAAAGACTTGGATCAATGTGACGTTGGGAGAATGTTGGGAAGATGAATATGCAAGTAAAATCGGTGCTGATGCATTGATGGAAAGAGCAGGGAAGGAAAAATACGAGAAAGGAACACCTCCAAGAGAAGTTCTCATGTTGAGTCTCGGATGTGACGTGCAAGACGACAGGCTCTCTATGAGCGTGTGGGGTTTAGGTCGTAATGAAGAAATGTATTTAGTAGATAGAAAAGTTATTTATGGAACTCCTTCTCGTCCTGACTTATGGAAGCAAATGGATGAAGTTTTAAGGAGTGAATATATTGATGAAGATGGAAACCAAATGAAGATTGAAAGTGCTGCGATAGATACTGGAGGTCACTACACGCATGAGACTTACCAGTACGTCCGAGAAAGAGCGCATTTAGGTTTGATTGGTATTAAGGGTGTAGGTCAGAAAGGTAAACCACCGCTAGGAAAACCAACAAAAGTAGATATAAATTTTTCGGGAAAGTCATTACGGAAAGGAGTAAAGCTATTTGCGGTAGGAGTCGATGTTATAAAAACTACGCTGCATAATAGATTGAAAGATGCTGAACTTGGAGAAGGATATTTACATTTTTACCCGACAATCACCCCCGATTACTTTGAAGAACTTACAGCGGAAAGACAAGTGTTGAAATATAAGCATGGGTTTCAAGAAAGGGTATGGATGAAGAAAAATAACGCAAGAAATGAGGCTTTGGATGAAATGGTGTATGCCTACGCTGCTTATTGCAGGTTTTTACAAAGATATGATCGTAGAACTGTTTGGGATCAATTAGAGAAAAGAAAAGAACCCGTAAAGCCTAAGCAGGAGTCTCCGCTAATATCAGGGAGACAAAAAGCGGCTAAAAAGCGTAGTTTTGTCGCTAATTGGTAATTAAACATGACTATTCCTTCTAAAGTTCGTGCTGGAGACATACTTCAGTGGCGAGATTCGGAGACAGAAGACGTATTTGGTAATGCAATTACCAGTACAGATTGGAGTGTTACTTATTATTTGAGGACTAATACTGCTTCAGAAGCAGCGACTGTTACCAGTACAGCTTATTTATCGGGCTGGCAATTTACGGTTGCATCGTCTGTAACAACTAATTTTGATGCTGGAAATTGGTTTTTTCAAGCAGTTGCAGCTAAGTCTGGACAAGAAAAGCAAACAATATTAAGTGGTCAGTTTGAAGTTTTACCTTCTCTTGTTTATAGCGGTAGTGCTTCTGCTTTTGATGGTAGAAGTCAGATTAGAAAAGATTTAGATCAAGTTCAAACAGCAATTCGTGCAGTTGCGTCAGGAGGAGGCGTAAAAGAATATAAAATTGGTACAAGACAAGCAAAAAAATATGAATTAGCAGAATTATTCCAATTAGAAGCCAAACTAAAGGCTGAACTGGCTAGAGAGGAAACTTCTGAAAAGATTGCCAATGGTCTTGGCAACCCTCGCACAATGTTTGTTCGTTTTAACTGAGAAAACCAATGGGAATTGTAAATGCTTGGAAAGGATTCTGGACTTCAGGAGATGGGTTTTCTCAATCTGCTGTTTCAGACATCGTTAAACCAAAGCGACAAATTAGAGCGTATCAAGGTGCGGTATCGGATCGTCTAACTGCTAATTGGATGAGTAGTCAGCTAAGTGCTGACGCAGAGATTCGAGGAAGTCTGAGGAAGTTGAGAGATAGAAGTAGGGAGATGGTTAGGAATAATCCTTATGCCAAACAAGCAAAAAGGACGACACAAATAAATGTTGTTGGAACTGGTATGAAGTTCCAGTCTTTAGTAACTCAAGTAAGAGGAAACAAACGAGATATAAGAGTTAATAAAGCGATTGAAGAAGCATGGGCTAATTGGTGTAGGCCAGAAAATTGTGATACAGCAGGTCGTCACAGTTTCCACCAATTTGAATGGCTAGCTACTGGTGCATTACCTGAATCTGGAGAGGCAATA